TCATCAAACTGAGCGGTTAACTGTGTGTCCAGTTCCGCTAAAGCCTGCGTATTATCGGCAACGGTCGTACTGACTGTGAGGATTGACGCTTTCACCTCGCCATATTGAGCATACTGGCGCTGAACGGTTGCGTTATTCGCGAGAGAGTTTTGTAAAACGGCCTGAGAAAGATCGCTGATATTCCCATCAATCTCCTGAAACGCGGGAGAATCACGAATCGCATCGTCAATCTGTCCAACAATATCGGGAATATTTTCTGATGATTCCCCCATCACCCAATCAGTGAAACCGGACTCGTTTCCTGTTTTGTCCACCAATTGCGCGCGATACCAAAAACGCTGAGCGGCACGTAATCCCAACTGGTTATAGACGTGTGAAGGATACGCCACATCGGCGAGAAGTTGCGCGTCTGTGCCATCCTGATTCGTCGCGATTTGGATAGTGGTTTTCAGCGTATCTTCACTATCAGCCGGGAAACCCCATGTCAGCGTAATCCCCCAGACAACGTCGGTTGTTGCGCTGAATCCCACGGGTAACGGCGGATTACCGACCTTACCGTTTAAATCGGTCAGCGGTGAGGTGTTCCAGCCTGAGGATATTTCAGCGGCATTAATCGCTCTGACTCGCGCCTGATAAGTGCCGGTATAAATCGCCGGAACCTCAACCGAGATGGTCGAGGTGCGAGGAACGTTTATCCAGTTACTTGAATTTCGACGCCACTGCGCCTCATAGGCAATGGCGCTATCAGTCGGATCCCACTGAACACGCATCGTCTGAAGGCTGATCCCCTGATTCACCACCGAATATTCATTGATAACGATATTCTGAGGCGCGCTTTGTGTTCCTGCTGGAATAACTGAAATCGGACGGGATTCCAGAAGCGCGCCATTATCAATAGCATCATATTTAGACGGATCGTAAGTGCTGCCCGTAATGCTGAAATTACCGTCATCATCAATTGAAATCATCGACACGCGGTAGAGCTGCGCGAGCACTTCGGCGGATTCCACCACCCACACCGATTCCGCCTCGGGCGTTTCAGAATAGTCAGCTGATACCGTAATGACATTATCAGCTATGGCCTCAATGGTGCGCGCCTCAGACGTGCCAGAGGGTAAGTTTAACTGAAGGCGATCCCCTTCTACCGCATCAGGTTTGCGGTCAAGGGTAATCACCCGACCGTTCACCGAATGGATACGTCCTCCGGCGACACGGCCAGAAAGGTATTCATCGGCCACCGCGATGATATAACCAGGAAGAGGAATATCGCCATCCAGACCGACCTGAAACGTCACCACCCTGTCCTGAACGTTGGTCAGAATCCCCCAACGTCCTCGCCTGTCTGCCTCACTTTGCCGGGTACAGGCAATCGCGGTCAGTTCAAGTTGGTTAAAGGTTTTATACCGGGTAACAAGATCCTGTTCAAAGACGGGCTGAACCGCGTTCGCATAACCATTATCAGGATCGGAATAGGAAACCAGCGCCGAGGTGTAACGGGTTTTGGTGTTTGAACTGGAATAGGCAAATTGCCCATCGATAACATTGGCGTTGGTGTAGTTGTAATCGACATCGCGCGGCATATCTGCCAGCGCCACAATCTGATCGCCTGCCCAGTACGTCATTCCCCTGAAGATTGCCGCGAAATCCCGAAAGACCGTATAGGCATCAGATCGGTTCTGAACATACACATCACATTTAAACCGTGGCTCTGTTCCTGTTCCACCGAATCCGTCGGGAACCAGCTCGTCGCAATATTGCGCGACGGTATAGAGCGTCCATTTATCGATGTTATCAGCGGTTAGCCTGTCACCCAGACCAAACCGATCAGTCACAACCAAATCATAAAACACCCAGGCCGGATTATCGGTCCAGGCAAATTTAAAAGTGCCGTCCCAGGTGCCGGAATATTCTCGCGTGTCGGGATCATAATTATCCGGGACGCGAATCACCCGCCCTTTCGGTTCACAGGTAATCTGAGGCACATTCCCGGAAAACTGACGGGAATCGAACTCCATATATAACAACGCGGTGTTCGGGTAGCGAAGTTTTGCGTCGATTACCTCCGTGTAACTTTCCAGCGTCATTGTGTCGCCGAAGCGCGCGGAATTCTGAACCGGTGTAGTGCGTGTCAGCCTGACCGTCCACGTCGTTCCGCCCTGAGGTAAATCAACGCGGTGACTTCGTTCATAACCTGTGGTGGTTTTCCCCGTCACAGCGGTATCAATTACCGTCTGAAATGCCCCGCCATCGGTTGAGACCGCGATGTTGTAGGCAATGGAATAACCATTCAGATCGCCGTCATCTTCCTGTTCGAATAATGATGGCCACTGGATACGAAGACGCACCGCTGACAACGTTGAATCCGTAAATGCGCGCGTGAACCCTGTCGTTTCAGTGATGGTGGTCCCAACCGCAATTTCATTTTCTGTTCCCGGCAATCCCTGAATATAAGTCTGGTCCTGTGTGCCTGAACGGAACTCCCAGGCGACGCCGCTGAAGTTGCTTGAACCGTCAGCATTTAATAACGGCGTACCATCGAGAAAAATATTCTGACCAGTCAACTCGCCGGCAAACTCCCCTTCACCTAAAGCAATCAGAATTTTTTCTTTGGCGACTGACTGGAGATCATCAGGTTGTTCGACGGGGGTTCTGGGCGACGCTGAGCCGCCTTTCTGGCCGGTAATTGGTTTTTTTGCCATATCGCGCCCATAAAAAAAGACCGCCTGAGCGGTCTGAATGGATGACGAAACTTATTGCTGGTCTTCGACATAAATCCCAGCGGAGATGATCGCCCCACCGATTCGCCGCTTTCCATACAACAACGGAACGGGATAACCCTGTGACGCGGTGTTAGTGGGCTGGCCGAAGGCATACGACGGCTGATTATCGGCGTCGTCTTTATACGACAACCCTTGCGCCTGCGGTGACAGCATCTGAACCATGCCACCCAGACTCACGGCCACACCTGCCTGAAAGACAAAATTACTTCCGGCGATAGCCGATCCCCAGGGCGCAAAAACTGAAATAGCAATCAGTGCTACCCCGACAATCGTTTGAAGTAACCCAGCGCGCTTACTGCCGATGATGACGGGAACAATGCGAATCACTTCGCCGGAAACCGGTTTTTTCAGATCGTCGAATCCAATGTTTTGCTTGCCTGTAAAAACCGAAAACGTGAGGCCGCGTTTCCGACTTGAAATCATGTACTTTTCAAATCCGTTAAGCGTCGCGGATAAGGCGCGCGCGACATCCTGAATTTTGCGAATTGATCGGTAATGGACCTTCCCGAAGGTTTTCCCCAGCACACCGCCCAGCTCAATTCGCGTCATGCGTTCATTCATCTGGCGTCCTTATTGCTGGTCTTCGATATAAATCCCGGCTGAAATCACCGCGCCGCCTATCCTCCGCTTTCCATAAAGCAGCGGAACCGGATAACCTTGCGCGGCGGTATTCACTGCCGGACCGAAAGCATAAGACGGGGCATTATCCGCATCGTCTTTATGCGCCAGCCCTGGCGGCTGTGGTGATAACATCTGGATGACGCCCCCGATCAGCATCGCCCCGCCGAATTTGGCAATGCCGACGCCGACCGCTGATGCGGTCCCACCTGTGAAATAACTGATGGCCACACCGACCACGACAAGCACCGCACCGATGATGGTTTGAAAAAGCCCGCTGCGCTTACTGCCAATCGTGACGGGCATAATCTTGATCGTTTCCCCCGTAACGGGGTAACTCAGTTCTTCAAATCCGAGATTGGTTTTCCCTCGGAAGACCGAAAATGTGAGGCCGCGCCGCTTGCTGGTGATCATGAAGGATTCAAACCCTTTAATCGTGGCCGCCAGCGCGCGACAGGCTTCCTGAGTCCGGGTGATCGAACGATAATGAACTTTGCCGAACGTGCGGCCCAGAACGCCACCCAGCTCGATTCGTGTCATCACTTCAGCCATATTCCACCCATAAAAAAACCCGCTCATAGGCGGGTTTGCTGTGCGTTTCGGAATACCTGACAGATAAGCGGCGGCGAACCGCCGCTTTTCAGTCCCTTACAGGTTAAGTTCGTAGCTCAAACTTGCATCGACTTCTATGACTCTCGTTTTGATCCGAAAATCACAGATCCTGTTCCGTTCAAGCCAAAAAATAGCAAGAATGGTAATACAGACCACCACCGCGAACACGGTGACTTTGTTTAGCATTTTGAGCCTCCTTCCTTTGCCTTCGGTTGCCTTCGGGCGTGTAAGGGGCTACGATTATGTTGTCGAGCATAAAGGTCGCCCCGGTTGAATTGAAAAATTCGCTGGGGCTTTCTTTTGTCTGCCGTTCTCACTAGCTCCCGGCAAACAGCCGAAAGCACAGCGCCAATATTCTATCTTTCTGTTTCTCAGAAAAATGCTCAATCTATGCGATACTTCTCGGTTTCAATTGTCGCCTTCATAACCTATGCTGGAACTTGTTAATGAAGAGAATGAAGAAATGATTCATTATCATGGTGGCCCTATTACTCCTGACACCTGTGCAATCCGTGCATGGAAGGCACGGCACGCTTTTATTTCTTTTGCCTATCCCAACCAAATTAATCTCGCATCTGAATATTGTCAGTCATTCGCAATCGACAATGGCGCATTTACTGCCTGGAAAACAAATGGCCATAATAAAATAGACTGGACGGATTATTACGAGTTTGCAGCGCGCTGGAAAAATCATCCAGGTTTCGATTTTGCGATCATCCCAGACGTCATCGATGGTGGAGAATCTCAGAATGATGCGCTTCTTGATGAATGGCCACATGGCGATTTTTCCGGTGTGCCAGTCTGGCACATGAACGAAAGTCACGAGCGGTTTCTTTGGCTGTGTTCGGTATTTCAAAGAGTAGCGATTGGGAGTTGTGGTGAATATGACGTCTCCCGGCCAAAAATCGCTGTAGCGCGCATGAAAGAACTCATTCGTTATGTTACTGATGAGTATGGACAGCCCATTACGAAACTCCACGGACTAAGAATGCTTAATCCTCAGATATTCACTGAACTGCCGCTCTCCAGTGCAGATAGCACCAATGTAGCAAGGAACATCGGCATCGATAAGGCATGGAAAGGGGCTTATGCCCCCGCTTCAAAAGAAACGCGCGCGACCTTGATGGTGGAGCGTATCGAATCGCATAACAGTTCGGGCGAATTGATCTATAGGGAGAAAGGTGATCGCTTCGAAAATCAATCAAGCATCAACGCTTAATGTCGCAATAAAAAGCCCGCCGAAGCGGGTTTTGGAACAGAATTATCATGCCTGTAACGATCTGAAGATGGCGGCGAGTTGCATATAATCAGCCTCGCCCGTTGCAGCCGCAACAATAGCGTTTTCAAGAATCTCGCGGTCATTACGCAAGGTTATTCCATTCCGAAAGAGAAATTGCATTGCAACAACAAACGCTGTCCGTTTATTGGCATCATTAAAAATATGCCCTCTTGCAATAGCCACAGTATAAAGACCAGCAATCACAAAAAGATCAGGCTCAATTTCACCATAATCAAGTGCATTACTAATGCGCGAGGCGACGGATTCAGCGCGACCTGGATCAGACATACCGATGAGGCCAGGCGAACGACTCAAAATATAATCATGTGCATCAATAATCGTTTTCCCATCCATCAGTTTCATCGGTCGGAAAGCGCCTCTATCACATCACCATGCCGCTCAAAGATGAAACTCAATTCCTGTTCGCTTTTCATGCGCTTAAAGGCTTCATAATCCTCAAAAGAAATGACCGCTTTGCGCGGTTTTCCTCGTTGAGTTAACACGACATCTTCTGTCCCATTCATGATTTCCGCCATGTTCTGACGGGCTTCAGCGCTACTCATTTGCATAATACGACCTCTTTTGATGTACATCTATAATGTACATGTAAAAGTGGCGAAGGTAAATTACAGAAGTGTGATCGCACCGAACAAAAAACCCGCCTAAGCGGGTTTGTGTTACTTGATAGATGTGGGATGGATGCCTAAGGGGTCATCACCGAGAGAGGAAATCCGAAAGCGTTTTGTTTCATTCGGTTTTAATGTCACTGAAATCTCTTTGAAAAGACTGTCAGCGGAAACCGAACATAATCCGCGTCCTTGATCATCCCCTTTGAATCCTAATAAATGATCACCATGCGGAACGGCTATGGTGACGGTTTCACCGGTATCGATTCGCGCGATATCCTTACCGTCAAGCGTAGGAACGCCATAACACCCACCCATCATGTAACCTGTGTCACGCGTGATGGTGATCGCGGAATCACCTGTGCCGTGATAAGCAATACGATCAGTTGGAACGGGTTTCGCCTGAGAAGGACTAACAGGAGAGGTCGCACATCCAGCCAGCATTAAAGCGCTGAGTAATAAAAGACTTGTTTTTTTCATGATAAACCTGTGAAACATTTTTGTTTACAGATAGTATATCTTCCTCAACATCACAGATTTTTCATTTAATGCGAAAATTCGTTATCAATAACGGCGGAAATCCTCTCCCGAAAGAAAATATTAATATGAGGTTATCGGTTTAGCTCCTGATGAATATTTCACCTGAGGTAACACATACTGGATCCTGAGAACAATATGTTTCTTCGGATGATTCGACGGATATTTCCATTTCTGGATGTCATGAATTGCGTTAAGCGCAAAGAATCCGGTCGGTTGCTCTCTGAGCATATGCACATCCGAGGTCGAGCCATCTGGCTCAATGTTGTACATAATATCGACTTCACCCGCGACATGAACAGCCCAGGCATGAGCC